TGGCAATGTAACCAAAGAAACTATCCCACCACTTCAACCCACTTTCCCGCGTCTTGTAACCATCAGGGGAATAATTTGATGGCTTTGAGGCTTGTATCCATCGGCTTTTCAAAACTGTCTGCCTATTCCCTTCCCAAACTCGCGGCTGTGTCAGGTGCGGCAAATGCTTCTTGTATAGCTGAATAATCTCTTTGTGTGGACAGGGTGGAAGACCCTCTTCCGCCAAAGATGCGTTAGCATCTATATCTAATGGTTGTTGGTTATTGGTTATTGGTTGTTGGTTATTGGTTGGTTGAACGCCCGTTGGACTGCCCTTGGCTCTCCGTTCAGCAGATGCCTTACCCGCCCTTGATGCCTGTTCAATTTTTGCTTTGTAGTGTTCAATTTCCTGTAACACCCTGTCGCTTATCCAACCATCATTGTGTCGCGTAAAGAACTCTTGCAATACCACCGCAATGCAATCGGTGTGCGAACGCATACGAATGAGTCTTGCGATCTGCTCGTAGTCCAGTGGTAATTCTTTTTCATGTAGATAGCACCAATCAAGCATTCGGCGATAAGCCAAATCCTCCATCTCGTTCAGATGTAGTGTGTGCGTGTGGTAGTCACCAATGTTGAACTGGTAATAGTGCATAGCCGCCTTTTAAAAACACCCCCTTGAAAGAAACTGCGGCAGGAGAGGGGAGAACTCTTTTCAGAATGGTGATCAAGCCATTCCTAGCCGTGTTTCAAATTACAAAAACCATTCAGGTTTCAAAGCCCGCAGTTGAAAGACACGCATCTTCGGCACATCCTCTTTCCACATGGAAATCGCGGGTTGAGAAATGCCCAATAGAAGCGCAAGCTCTCTGATACTTCCTGCAAGTTTTATAGCATCATTTTTTTTCATGTCGCCATTATAAGCAAGTTTAGCTCACGCAAATAAGTGGAAACCCTGATGGGACAGCTGTAAAATGTGCCAAAAAAACAACAAAACATACAAAAATAAGGGAATTTATAAATATTTTTAGAATAAATACGTTTTTTATTATTTCTGATGCAAAATTCATTCATGCCGCAAACATCTTGTGGTCTTTTAAAAGGAAATCAAAATGTCAACTTTCGTCGAACTCACACCAAACAAAACTTACGCCACAGTTGAGAACGCAAAAAAAGCTGTTGAAAAACGCTTCCCATCAAATTTGTTTTCTGTGAATGAATTGCGCTACATGATCATGACTCATACCGATGGCCGTTTCTTTCCTGTCTTCATTGGTCTGAACTCAATGAAATACGGAGTCCATATGCACTTTCACATTGTTGCCTGATTACATATCTTGAGGCTCATGCGGTGAGCCTTGAGATGTGCAATCTGTCACATCACAACAATCCCCTCGGGGTCTTTTAAAGGAAATTAAAAATGCAAACTGGAAAATCATTTTGGAGTGTTTCAATAAATCAAGACAAGGTCTGGGATGAAATTGTTTTGACAAAGAAGGATTCAACTCGCAGAGACTTGATGTTGATGGTCAAGTACATCAGAGTTAGCCTGAAAGCTCAACTCAATGAAAAGTTAGATTACTCAACTGAAGCCCAAGCTAAAGAGGCTTGTGCGAAGTTGGATGATTCAACTCGTAAATTTGTTGGCATCTATGAAACTACCCCTGTGAATATGGGTCTTGGTTGGTGTTAACAATGGCAGGGGGCGCAAGCCCCTGCTCGCAACTCTGAAATTTAATTAAAGGAAATTTATCATGGCACATTTAATCGAAACAAACGCAACTACAGGTATGGCAGAGATCGCATATGTTGGTCAGAAGCCTTGGCATGGTCTTGGCCAAGAATTGAACCCTGATGCTGACATTGAAACATGGGCAAAGATGGCGGGGCTTGATTGGCAAGCTCAAGTGTCGCCTGTTCGTTTTGAACCCCTCGGTTCAGATGGCGATATGTTGCGCGTACAGGGTCAGAATGTTGTTTACAGAAGCGATACCTTTGCCCCGCTAGGCTTGGTCACCAACCGATACAAGCTCCATCAGCCCAAAGATGTTCTAGACTTCTTCAATGTGCTGATGCAAAGCGCAGGGTTCAAGCTAGAGGTCGCAGGAGCGATCAAAGGCGGTAAACGCATTTGGGCATTGGCAAACACAAACAAAGAGGCCTGTGTCCTTGGCGATGATGCCGTTCGGGGTTATTTGCTGTTGTCCACTAGCTTTGATGGCTCTACGGCAACTGTTGGTCAATTCACTAGCGTCCGTGTGGTCTGCAACAATACGCTTTCAGCCGCTGACAATGAGCTTGCCCCTAGTCGGTTCAATATTACGCATGGTCGCGAGTTTGATGCGAGCCTGATGCGTGACAAGCTCGGCCTAGTGGTTAGCGGCTTTGACGGCATGATGGACAAGTACCGCCATCTTGCGCGTCAGCAAGTCGGTGTCACTTTTGTCAAAGACTTCCTGACCAACTTATTCCCTGCAAACTTTGACCCAAAGACTGCCGAGTTCAAGCCATCTCGCGGATACAACAAGGTACTGGAGTTGTTTGAGGGTAAGGGCATGGGCGCAGATTTGCAGGGCGCAGGGGGTACGCGATGGGGCTTGCTCAATGCTGTCACCCAGTACATTGACCACGACAAAGGCCACAATGTTGACAGCCGCATGAACAACGCATGGTTTGGCAATGGCAACAGAATGAAAAGCGAGGCCGAATCCCTGCTGTTGGCATAACCAAGGGTTTCCCCTCATCAAAATAATTTGATGGGGGGTTTCCAAACTCTAAATAATCTGGCTTATAATTCATTCATGCCCTGCAATTTCAGTCGGGGTCTTTTAAAAGGAATCAAGATGTTCAAACAATTCAAAATCACAGAAGTTTATCTTCAAGCGGAATATTTCCATCACCGCCTGAACTGTACTATTCCTGCGGCTTGGATGGCTGTTTTCAACAATGGTCATGAGGTTGCAATCTGCCGCGAATGGGAAGCATCAACTGCGGAAGATGCTCAAGCCTATTACGAAATGCACCATGAAGGAGCCACAGCATGAAAAGCACAGCATGGAAAAAAGATTATCTGATCGTGTTGTTCAGCGATTATGACAATACTTGGCACGATGTAACTGTGCCTTGTACGTTCATGCAAGCAATACGATTTGCAAGAGCGAAAGGTTGGAGGATTGACAGCAAGAATGTTCGCCTTGTTTCTTTAACAGAATTTGCAACCATTTCAAAAAGTGAGGTAACAGCATGAAAGCAGAATACACACGGCATGGCGGTGCATACGACAGAGGGTCAGCTGACAAATATTACTCACGCGATTTCAATCCGCATTACTTTGTTGGCGATTCCTTACAGTCTAAATATGTTACTGAATTGACTTCAGAAGAGCGAGCCGCCTATACACAGGGTTACAAAGAGCAAACAGATTCAAAAGATTGGGGAGATTTCTCATGATTCGTTTTAGCAAAGAAAATTTACTCACCCAATTAGAAAACAAAATCAATCACATGGAACAAGTCTGGGGATTTGTTTCTAATAATGGCACAAATCAAATTGCTGATAAGACAGATTTTGACAGAGCCGTTGCTTATGGCCAGTATGTTGAAGTAGTAGACATCTGGGAATCAATAAAAGACGGCAATTTTTTCATCTAATTTAAAAGGGGAAATAAAATGAAACAAAAAATTATTACTGCTTTAGTTGAATGTGTTTTAGCCATCGTCATCTTTGGCGGCATTGGCGTAATGCTCGCTTGGAGGGGTTGAGAATGAACTTTTTTTACAAGATACAAGATTTGTGGCGTTTGCCATCATCAACTGAGATGGCGGCTAAAGAGCTTGAGGAAGCTAGACGACGATTTCTTGATGCTCAGTCAGCAATGGAATACGCGCGTCGTATGTCTGATTACCATGCCGACAGAATCAAACGATTGACACTTTATTTGGAAAATTCAGAATAAGAATTATGAGGCTCAAATAATGACCAAAGTTAATGCAGATTACATCATCAGCGCAATAGCGCAGGATTCATCCCGCCTCTTTGAGGGCGGTGAGCCAAGAGATAGGCTTTCCTATCAGGTCGGAATGTTGCAGGGCAAGATACGCGAACTCTGCTACATAGTCAATCTCCACGAAGAATTGATCTCTGAAATTCAACAACAACTGGATGCCATCAAATGAAACAAATAGCAACAGCTTTAGTCAAAGCACAAAAAGAATTCGGTCCTGCGCTCAAGAATTCAAAAAACCCGCATTTCAAATCTAAATATGCTGATCTGTCGGCTTGTATTGAGGCGGTAATTGATGCGCTGAACAATAACGGCATTGCCCTAGTTCAACAACTAAGCGAATGCGATTCAGGCGTGATTGTGGAAACATTGTTTATTCACGAATCAGGGGAGATATTAAATTGCGGCAAGATTCATATTCCCGCTGTGAAGCATGACGCGCAGGGCTTCGGTAGCGCGTTGACATACGCTCGGAGATACAGTGTCATGTCGGCTTGCGGCATCGCCCCAGAGGATGACGATGGCAATGCGGCTGTACAGAAAATTGATGAGTCAAAAATGCTTGATCATCTTGCGGCAATTGATGAATCTGCAACAGAAGAGGATTTGAAAACCGCTTTTACTGCGGCTTATCAATTTGCCAATGGCATCATTGAATCGCAGAAAAAATTTATTGCAAGAAAAGATGCTCGTAAAAAAGCTCTTGCAGAAAGGCAAGGTTAAATCATGGAACAAGGCACAGAAGAATGGTTTGCCGCGCGTCTAGGGCGGGTAACTGCTAGCAGGGTGCAAGACATTGTGGCTCGTACCAAAACAGGATATGCCGCGAGCCGCGACAACTACTTGGCACAGCTTATCTGTGAACGCTTGACAGGCAAGGGCGCAGAATCATTTTCGACTGCGGCAATGGCGCATGGCACAGAGACAGAGCCACTTGCTCGGGCGGCTTATGAGATGAAGAACAGCATCTTCGTTGATGAGGTTGGATTTGTTCAGCACCCGACTATGATGGCGGGGGCTTCGCCTGATGGCATGGTTGGCCTAGATGGTTTGATTGAGATCAAATGCCCACAGACCAATACGCATATTGAAACCCTCCTGAGTGGCAAGATTCCAAACAAGCACAAAGCTCAGATGACTTGGCAAATGATTTGTACTGGTCGCAAGTGGTGCGATTTCATTAGCTTTGACCCAAGGCTACCTCAAGAGTTGCAAATGTTCGTACAGCGTTATCCATACGATGCCGAATATGCAAATAAGTTAGAGACAGAAGTTCTGCTATTTTTGGCAGAAGTTGATGTAACGCTAACTACCCTTAACCAACTGAAAGAAAACAATGGCAAAGACAATTTATGAGATATCTGTAATCACAGGTACTTATGTTAACAAAGATGGTGCAAATAAAAATCGGTATCTGAAGATTGGTTCAGTTATTGAAACCAAAAAAGGACCGATGCTGAAACTTGATTGCACCCCTCTAACAGATTCGGGAGGTTGGAATGGATGGGCATATTTGAATACGCCTAAAGGTGAGGATGGCTTGCCACAGCTTGAAGATGACGATGTGCCGTTCTAAAATTTAACCCGAGGGGAAAACGCGACAGCAATGTCGGACGAACGCCAGTACCCTCACCTTATTGGAGAAGATCATGCATTACAAAAAAATGTTTGACAAGATATTCACTTCTTTCCCAAGAGTAAGAGCTAGTGACCCTGCTACTTCTTTTGAAGCGGCTGATTCAATCAGAGAGTATGCACCGCAACATTACCAACGTATTGTTGATTGTTTGCTTGCATTTGGACCTCTAGGAAAAGATGGCATAGCGCAATGCACCAATCTTGATGGTAATCAAGTGGCAAGGCGGCTTAATGAAATGCACGATCTTGGCATGATTGAGTTGACAGGCAACAGAGTCAAATCAAATGCCAATCGTAGCGAGAGAGAATGGAAAGCTGTTAAGAAGTGAGGACTTCAATGGCGTGTGCGATATGCTTCTTGCGATCTTCTAATCCAATCGTGCCGCCATTGATTCTTTTTGTCAGCATCAGCCAATCTTCTTTGTCAGCGTACTGATTCAAATTGTGCGTTTGCCAAAACCATCCCGCAGTAAGACTCGCATATTTTGGTGTCCTTACCAAATCGGGATTGCGAACGAAGTCCTCGCCTAACGCTTTTCCTGCATGAAAAAAATTTGCCGCGCCAGTTAATTGTAAAAATCCTGAGCCTCGGTACAAGAACCCATCCCCTGATGCCTCATCCCTGTTGCCCATACGAGAGCCGTAAATGCGATTAGCGATCTTAACTGGCTGACGCTCGTACTGCGCGGCTGACTCAGGCGTGAAACCCCAAGCGCGTTTTGCTGTCAATGGAAACAACTTGAGCAGGGTTGGCGCACGATAGTTCAGGTTCTCTTCAAGGACTCTAAAATTATTGCACTCATGGCCACATTGTCCGAGCCATGCGGCTTGCTGAACAGGCGACAGGATTCCGAAGCGTTCAAATGTTTCGTTGAATGGTTCTGCCAAAGATTGTTCAATCTTGAGTTGACGTAATTGTTCAGGACTTACCATTTAAAAGATTCCTAACTTCATTGTAAGCATCGATGCAAGAGTTCAGTTGCAAAGTATTCCTGTCACCCTGCGCGACTATTTCTGCGATTGCGGCAAGGGTTTCTTGCTCGGCATTAGAAGCTGTGTCAGTCTGTCCGTCAGGTTGGCTTCTTGTTTCTTTGCTATCTGCGGTGGCAATGGCGGGACTTGAGGCGGCTTGCTGACAACTTGCGGTTGGGAGGCGCACCCTGCCAGAACGAATAGCGCGATCAAGAGCAGATTGCTTTTGAGTAAGGACATTGTTTGCCTCCAATAATTTAGTTGCGTTAGTGTTTATCTGTTCACTGAGCTTCTGCTCAGTCGCCCTTGCTTCCTCATTCTTTTTTGCAATGGCAATCTTCATGTCATTGTCTCGCTCAAGCCATCCGTAATGATGGCCAACTTGATAAGTTCCGAACAAGGAAACAATCACTCCGACGATAAGCCAAGGCAAAGGAATTGGAAACATTAGTCAGCCTCGGTTCTTGCTAGAGCGATAACTTCCCGATCTGCATCTGATTCCAAATGTTCAGGCGGGGTATCTGGTGGCGGTGGCGGTGTCCAGTTTTCATCCAGTTGCGGATTGACGAATACTGGCATAGCACCGAATGGCTGACTTGGTAAGCCCCCATAAGCCGAAGGCGGGTTATAGGCTTGGCTGAAGCCAGAATTGTAAGGTTGGTTAAAACCCCCTCCTTGCCCTTGATACGTCTGACACATAGGTTGGGATGGTTGCGTAGGATTAAACGCCCTAGAAGCCGCCCCTGCCGCCCTCTTTGTCATTACCCCACCGATGCCGCCAACAATCAGCAAAACAATATCATTGAGCATCTTTGTATAGGCTTGGTCAATCGGAGCCATGCTCTTGATTGGCTGTGTCACGAAGGTCACAGAATACAAAAGGGCAATGACAATGACGCACAAGATGCAAGTGACCACCATGACCACAAAGCCCCAGACCCGAACTTCAAATTCTTCAGTTGTTAGCTTTGGCTTCTGGCTGTTGGACATCTGTTACTTTCTTTTCCAAGATTGGGGCGACTAAGTATTCAGGACATT